GATGTTCAGACCGGCGATGTTGCGGACTTGGACGTTAGGTGTCATGGCGTTAGGCGGCGGGTTGGGCGGTCATGCCGAGCTGCTGGTCTTGCTGCATCTGCTGGAGCGCGGGCTGCGAGCCGACGCGACCGATCACTGCGTTTTGCTGCTGCTGGAGCTGGAACTGGAAAGCCTGGGCGCGAGCGTCGATCATCTTCTTGAAGATTTCGTCCTGGGCGTAGCGCTGCTGCACGGCGGGGTTGGACTGAATGATTTGCTGCAGGGTCTGCAAGCGCACTTGCGCGTTTTGCCCGCCTTCTTTGAGCGGCGGCTCGGTGCCGGCGGCGATTTTTGCGAAGGCGGTCTGCTCGTCCTCGATCTCAGCCTGCGTGGCCTTGCCGATGTCTTGCACCAGCATGCCGGCCAAGTTCGGGTCAACGGCTTGGAACATGTATTTGACCAAGCCAGCGCGGTCGATGACGCCAAAGCTGTCCATCGGGACGAGAATCTTGGCGAGGTATTCGAGCTTCGCCCCGAGCGCTTCGTTGTCGAGGAGGCGCGCGTCAAACTCGGCGGTAATGTCGAAGCGTCCGCGGATGTCTTGCGGGCTTGCGTTGAATGCCAACTGCGCATTGCCGGTGATGCGCGCGACCTCCTCGGGAGTCATATACTGCTGGGCAAGGGCCATCGTCTGCGCGATGCAGAGCTTCATATCAATGAGCCAAGAGTCGATAAGTTCTTGTGTATGAAGCATGTAGCGTTGCTGCGGAACGGCGTCGCTGATGCGCCCAAAATAGTTGTCCACGTCCGCACGGGTGGCGGCTTCTACTTCGATACTGCCCATGTCGGGGCGAGGAGGATTCATCCACTCGATCTCGCCGGGGCGGCGCTCGGGGATTTGCAGGCCGGGACCAAGAACCAAATCAAACTTGCCACGATTGGCGGGAACCTTGACCGGTGGCAGGATGCTAATGCTGGCCCTGTCGGCGCGGAAGTCTCGCTGGATTTTGATTTCCTCTTGCGCCGTCTGCACCAACTCGGGGATGCCACGGCTTTCCAGTAGGGGGCGTGTAGCACGCTCGCGGGGGAGTTCGATAAAAGGGTATTGTCCGTGGGCGTAGGGCAGCAACTCATGCACGGCAACTTTATCCGTGACGTGGTAGCTAATGACCGAGCGTGTGACGCGGATGGCGTTGGTCTTGGGGTCGTTCTCCTTGCGATAGACGTGCCAGATTTCGCACAGGTCTCGCAGTTGCTCGTAAAGAAACTGGTCGGCGCGGTGAATGTTGAGCGAGATGCGTTTAAGCTGCCCCTTGTGTTGCACGGCTTGCTCGATCCATTCCTCGTCCCAGCCCTCAAGGGCACCGCGCTCGCGCAACTCCACTTCAGTGAGCAATTCTCTGCGGGCAACGAACGCGGCGCGTTGAAGGCTGAAAGTTTGGATGGGGAAGATCACATCTTCCCACGCTTCCAAAGCCGTCCACACGGGCTTGGATTCAAAAACGTAAGGCTCCTCCCATTCGACAAATCCCTTTTCGCGGAACTGGCGAACTTTGACAGTTGTTCCCAATTCGGGAATGACTTGGCCTAAGAGTTCGGCGGCAGTCTCCTCTTGCAGCGGGTCCATGACCACTTCCAAGAGGGCGGCGAGGTTGGGGTCTTGCGACTGCTCCAACATCATTTGCGCGTCTTCCAGACTAAAGGACTTGATCTCGGTGCGGGTGTTCTGCACCCAATCCACCGCCATGACCGCCAGCCCGTAGGTCTCGCGGAATTGCGCGGCCAGTTTTACCTCGCGGCGAAGGTCATCCAGACAATGCTGGAACATAAGCCATTTAAGCACCATCTCCGCAGCGGCACGCTTGTCGATGTCCATGCTCTCAACCGGCTGCACTTGCACGCGGCTTTTGAAGAAAGCGTTGCTCAAGATGGCGACGTGATCGTTGATGACCGTGTCCGCCAATCTTACGCGCACGTCGCTGGCGCCAGACCAAGGCCACGGCTGCCGGCCTTTGGCACCCTGCCACTTCCTGCCGTCCTCACTTTGCCCCGGCCAGATGCAAAAGCGGGTGTTCCAGTTGCGCAGTTTGCGCTGCACATATTGGCTGCCGTCCGCGTCCGCTTGGTCGATCTCATAGAGCATCGACGTAATGTCCTCGGGTTTGGGTGCTTTTATCATTATAGGAGGACGGTGGTGGCGCGAGGGGTATAGGGCACAACAACTTCGGGATTTTTTTTCTTGAACCAGTCGCGGAAGGCTCGGTCCTTCCAGCAGCCAGGTTCCGCCGCTTCCCATGACCAGTAGGCATGGGCGTCTATGCTCATGTCCTTCTGCCCGATGCCTTCAATGGCGCATTGCTCTATGCGCTGGCTGGCTTCGGCGATCTGGCGTTGGCGGGTCGCGGCAAGAACCGCATCGGCATTCCAGCCGGTGATCAGCTCTTGCTTAACCGCTTCGGCCATGTCGTCCCCGAGGTCGAGGACGAGTTCAGACCATAGATTGTTTGACATCCTAACTGCTACGGCCCCATTGCTGGGGCCGCAGTGTGTTAAGACGCTTAGAGCGACGAGAGCTTCGAGACCGCGAGGTAGATGTGGATTTCTCCAGCATCCAATTCGCTGAGGCTCTTGGCCGTCATCGACTCGACGAGCAGGTCAACCGTGTCAGTCGCCGTGTAGGCGTAGGCCGTGGTGTTCGCGTTGGCGGCGAACAGCACTTCCGTGCCATTGACGTTCACCTGAGTGGCCGCGATGTAGCGGTCGGTGTCTCCACCGTCGCCGACTTGGACCTTCGTGTCGTTCAGCGCGGAATCCGAAGCATCGGAGAACGCGGTGACGAGCTTGTAGGCGGCCTTCTCGACGACATCGCCAGCGGCCACGCTCAAGAGAGCGATGGTCTGGTCGGTGTCGGCGGTGCTTTCGGTGATGTCAACGTGCGTGACAATCGCCTTGTGGGTGAAGCCGGTGGCGGCTTTGGTTTCTGCGGGCAGTTCGTAGACTTTCATCTTGGTGCTTTTTCCTTAGTTAGTTGTTGCGATTAGGAAGCAGCGGCGAACTTGCCGAGGCCCTTGGGGTTCCAGCAAACGAGCGCGGCAATGGCGTCGATGAGGCCACGGGGACCACCGCCCTGATCTTCCAACTCTTGGAAGCGGGGGCGACGGCCGTAGCGGACTTCAAGCATGTCCATGTTGAGCAGATAACCGCGGGCGAGCTGCACGGCGGCGGCTGCGTCCTTGGCGTTGAACAATGTCGGGACCAAGCTAATGGTGCCGAAATCGCCAACGTAGGTGTCCACCGCGCTGATGACCGTCTTGTCTTTCAACGAGGCGGTGTATTGGCGAGTCGAGATCGCGGTGTTGGTTCCGCCGCTGGTGTAGCGGGTGAACTCAGCGAAACGCTTCTTGAGGTTCGGGCCACAGACCAAATCCATCGTGTCGATGGTGCCGGTCTGTTCGTAAACGCTCTGAAGAATGCCAGCGACGATAGCTTCGGTGAGCGTGGATGTCCCGGTGGTGTCCACCGAGGCGGACGGCGTGCGGAAGGCGGCGGGAACCGGAAGATCCGATTGCGCGCTGGCCTGAATCCATTTGCCGAGACCGCGAGTTTTGAAGGGCGTTGCCCCGTTTTGCTCTTGGGATTCGGCGTCGGAGCAGAAGCTCGCTTCGATGTCGCGTTTGAGTTCGACAAGGGCGCGAGAAACGCCACGGGCCATTTCCTTCTTCTTGCCAACACCGGCGATGTTGTCCACGTTCTGCGCGAAGTCGTCCACTTTGATCGAGCGGCGATACTTCTGGGCGCGGCCGGAGAGCAGGGCGCGGTTTTTGGCGGGATCGTCGAACGTAGTAACGTCGGCGTTGGTGAGGACGCCGTCGAACGACGGGTCATTATAGCTGTCGGCCTGCCAAGAAAAGACAGAGCCATTATTAAGATCCGAGCCGGATTTGATGCGTGAAGTGACGGGCGTATTTTTCGCGTCGATGACGGAAATCACGTCGGCCAAGTCTTCGCGCAAACCGACGGCCGGATGAACAAGTCCTTGAGACATATTAGATTAAGTAATTATTGTGGGTTTATCCGATGAGTTCTTCGGCCAGTGCCTCGATGTCGCGCATCGAACCATCCGACTCAAAGAACCGCTGTTTTGCAGCCGTAGGGCTGCCCTTTTGATTGGCAGAACGGGCGGCGCTGACGGGCTTGGCGGGGGTGGGCGGTTTCTCTTTCTTCGCGGACACAGACTTCTTGGCCTTTTCCTTGGCGGCTTCGGTTTGTTGCTTGGCCATAAGGGCTTGCTCTCCGTAGAGGGCGAGGCCGATCCAGTATTCGTGCTGGGGTATTTTGAGGAGATCGGGCGCCGTTTTGATCGTGGCCTTGTAGGCTTGGTTGAGCGGGGTCCCTTCCTTGAATATGTCGGGGAACGTCTGCTTGGCGGCTTGCACCGCCGGCTCACGCTGGGCCAACCACTGCTTACGGGCAGGGACGTGGATGGTGAGGATGTCGTCAGCTTTGACGAGATAGTCCTTAACCTCCGCTGCCTCGATGAACTTTTCAGAGCCATCGGGCTGCTTGATCGTGGTGCCATCCGTATTCTGAAGTGCCCACCGGCGAACCGCTTGGGCATTCTGGATGCGCTGTTGAAGGGCCTCGTCGCTGTCCACATCGGCCAACGGGTTGTCGGCGCTCGGGGTCAGCACGGGGCGGCTGTTTTGGTTGAGCTGGGCTTCCAAATCCGCCTTGGCGGCTTTCAGTTGCTCCAATTCGGATGTCGCGGCCTGAGCTTTTTCTTCGGCCTCACGCTGCTTGGCGACTAGCTTGTCAATCCTGCGCTGAACCTTGTCCTTCGATACCTCGTCGCCGTGGGTTTTATCCTCGGCGCCTTCCTCGTCCTCCTCTGGTTCCTCGGGCTTGTCGGCTTCTTCCGCCTCATCCTCTTCATTCTCAACATCTTCAGCAGGGTCTTCGGATTTCTCCTCTGGCTCCTCTGTCGTGTCTGCGTTGTCAGAGATCGTCTCTTTGTCTGCGGATTCCTCTTTGGCCTCCTCGGGTTGGCGCTTAATGCCCAACTCGTTGAGTGCCATCGAAACTACATCATCCGCTCCCGCCGCTGTCGCGGCCTCTTTTTCTGTCGCCATGGATAAAACCTTCCAAGAAAGGTGCGCCAAACGTCTGAAGGGGGAACCGGGACGTTAGAACCGGGCGACGGACACACTGCGTCCCTCTGTCTATACAAATACAACACAACGTAACACGTTGTCAACACAAATAAACACAAGCAAGCGCAAGCGACTGGTAATGCGGAGGATGCGGCGACGGCTTTTGTGATACAATGCGTGCCAAGATTTCGCCATTGCTGGATTTCTAAGGCAAACCGGATAGAATCAGCTACACTTCTGCACAAGTAGTGACACTTTTAGTCACTTTCTGTGTGGAAAATTTGTGACAAACCGTAGGACGTTGCGTGCAAGGTCAGACAGTTTGCAACAGTTCCCGAGCGGGTATAGCGACC